TAACATGGATTATTTTCACTTAATTTTATGATAAAATCTATTTTTGTTATGGAAATTTGTAAACCATAAATGTCATATAGCTGAAGAGAGATACTACCTAATTGTAATTATTTGTTTCCTTTTTTTGTTTTTTTAACAGGCTTATCATTTTTACTATCTGATTCTTTTTGTTTTTTTGGCACAATTGTTTTCTTTTTTGTTGTTTTAACAGGTTTTTCATCTTCACTATCTGATTCTTTTTTCTGTTTTTTTGGTACAACTGTTTTCTTATTTGTTTTTTTAATAGATTTTTCATCTTCACTATCTGTATCATCTTTTTGTTCAGGTTTTATTACGTCACTTACAAATTGAAACTTGGCTAATTCAGGATAAAAATGATTTAAAAGTCCAACTGCAAATTTCCACGGTGTGACTTTCATAATTATTGGAATTGTAGGAACATATTTATATTCGGTGACAACATAATCAATCAAATCAATATCATTACTCATTATTGCATTTTCAAAACAATATAAATCCGGAACAACATTATGCAATTTGACTTTTTTATGAAATCAACAAAATATTGTTTACTTTTTTTACTTATGTTTGCTATGTCAATAATTATTTTAGGTATGGTAAACATATATTCCAAATCAGTGTGGGTCATTTCTGCAGGTTCCAGTAATAGGAAAGATTTAGCATATCCTGATCTATTCAATAATCGCTGTTGTGGTACAGTTATTTCAAATCCAAATTCTTTGACCTGAATATCCAACCAGAAAAAATCCATTTTGGAAGGTAAATTTGGATTTGATGTTATTGATCCCTCAATTTTTTTTAATAATCGTGTTATATCCTGTGGCGTAAATTTGTGATTTCGCGAAATAATTTCTAAAATGATTGAACATAGTGGTATTTCGTCATAAATATACCTGCCGTAGGATCTAAATTCATTAATTACAAGTTGAATAATATTGGATACAATTTGTTCAGCATGTTCAGGTGTTGTTGGAAACGCATTTTCAAGGTTGATATTGTTTTATAATCTATGTCATAAATAGGTTCTTTTACGTTATAAATAGATTTTGCCATGAATGCCAGATAATTATATATCTTATTTAGTGTATTATTACATAAACAAAATACAAATCAATTTTTATAAAAAAAACATACTTACCAGTCATCATCATCAAAGTCAAACATACTTGGACCAACAACAGATTCAGCATCACTCTCAACAGTTTCAAATCCCTTAACACGCCACTGTCGTGTCATTGTAAGATTCAACTTGTTAACCTTCGACTTGAAATATTCAAAAACTCCAAGTCTCAATCCTGTCTCAGTCAGTGCTGTAAACTCAACACATGTATCAGTCACAGTGTAGTCACATCGGTAATATTCAGCTGGAACTGCAACATCCTTGCAAATACTCTTAAAGTCAGCAAATACATCATCTGAATCGGGAACTGTGACATGACCACTTGTGGCGGGACACGTGTTCTTTGGAAAATCAGTAGGGTACATGCGCAGACGCCAAATTTTACGAGAACCATCAGGCAACATGATACGCTTCACCTGTGCAGTAAATTCAAAGAGTTGTGTTGGCTTATCCTTGTCTGTCATTTTATTTGTATCATAAATGTATTATTGTGTAGGTAGGTATGTTCTTTTTATTTCAATTTTTATTTTCAATATCGCAGATATTGAAAATAAAAATGGCTGGCAAATGAAATGAGCATGTCAATTTTTATTTTCAATATCGCAGATATTGAAAATAAAAATGGCTGGCAAATGAAATGAGCATGTCAATTTTTATTTAATGCTTGCAATGTAAGAATGTATTATAGACTAATGATTTTAAAAAGTATATGTGTTTACTATCATATAATCAATAAAATAGTTCACAATGTAATAATTGTATGATGGACATTAAGTATTTTTATTCTGTCATTTAGTTCTTCATTGTCATTTATTTTATTGGTCTGTATGATCATTAGTATCCCATCACATAAACCAATAAAATGAATAAATAAAAAAAACAATAAGAACAAATATAGTTCCTATTATTTATCATAATGTTGTTATTTTAATGATCTATTTTATTGTTCCATGTGATCGGTATACATGTCTTTTCAGCAAGACGGATCATTTGGTTTATAGTAAAAATATGTTTACATTATGGCATTCTTACATTGCAAGCATTAAATAAAAATTGATATGTGAACAATTATCTAAAAAATAAATCAGTATTAATATTAGATATCATTGATGTTTAAAAAAGCAGAAAAAAGGGTTAATGATATGTTTAACAAAGGTGAATTTGATGATGACTTTATAAATATTAAATTTAAGGCAATAGTTACCAAAAATATATTGCCTTATCAAACTCTTCATGTGATGAATCTTGTTGCATCATTACTGAAAAGTAATGATGCATGTGTAATTGATGGATCAAGTACTGGCACTGGCAAGACATACAGTGCAATTGCAACATGTGCACAACTAGGATTATCTCCATTTATAGTTTGTCCAATAAGTATTATAGGTAATTGGAAAGCTGTATGTGAAGTTTTTAATGTCAAACCACTTGCCATAGTTAATTATGAAACATTAAAAAATGGAAATGAATATGATAAAGATATGAACAAGACAAAATCAAAATATTTAGAAAAAAAGGATAAAACATTTACTTGGACATTTGATAAAAACACTGTAGTTATTTTTGATGAAGCCCACAAATGCAAAAATAAAAATTCACTTAATGGAAAACTAATGGCATCATTAAAAGGGAAAACAAGAATAATGTTACTTAGTGCAACACTTTGTGATAAGCCATATGATTTTCTACTTTTTGGATTTATGGTTGGATTTTATGATACATTTAAAAAAGGCAAAAATTGGATTAATGGGATATTAGTTGATGATAGAAATAAATTTGGTAAACATGAAAGTAGTCTGAGTAAACATGTTTATCCCAATCATGGATCCAAAATGTCATTAGAGGATTTGGGCACTGCAATACCTCAAAATGTGGTCAGTACAGAATGTTATACTATTAAACAAATTTATGCTGATAAAATAAATAAAGAATATGAGACCATCAAAAATGCATTAAAAAAAACAAGTGGAGCAGGTGATTTGACAGCCATCATACAAGCCAGACAAAAAATAGAAGAACATAAAACACCTATTCTAGTTGAGTTATGTGAAAAATACATTGAAATAAATCATTCAGTTGTCATATTTGTTAATTTTGTTAAAACCATGGACCAACTAAAAAAAATAATGGGTGAAAAGGATATTAAGTATTCATGTATTGTAGGGGGGCAAACATTTGAAGACAGAACCAAACAAATTGAAGATTTTCAAAATAATAATAATAAAGTAATTTTAGCTATGATGCAGACAGGTGGAGAATCAATAAGTCTTCATGATTTATCAGGGAATCATCCAAGAGTATCACTAATTTCACCATCATTTTCTAGTATTGAATTAGTGCAGGCTCTTGGAAGAATTTACAGAACAGGAGTTAAATCTCGTGTATTACAAAAATTGATTTTTTGTGATAACACTTATGAAACAAATATATGTCAGGTTATAAGAAAAAAAATAGAATTTTTAAATAAGTTATCAGATGATGATTTACTCAGATTTTAATTGTAGAAAAAGTTTAATAGTTTCAAAATCATGTTCATCTGTATATTTTATTATGGTTGTTTTTGTAACAAGGTATAAAGTTGGATATTCAACAATATTAAAAAATTGACAAACATCAGAATAGTCAGGATTTTTGACATTAACTAATATCATATTAAATTTTGTTGAAAAAGTATCATTCATTTTATTCCAAATTGGAAGAAAGTTAATAGAATGTTTACATGATGGACTGTAAAATAATATGATTGTGTTCTTACTTTTACAGAATCTTGATTTGTGCATAGTTTGCAATGTTGAAAGTATTTGATCAGATACCTCCAATGTATCCATTTCATTCATTAATTCCAAATTAATTTCACCTAATTTTTTGACATGTTGGTAAAGATCATTTGATCTATTAAATCGTGATAAGATAGTTTTCATGTTATTTAATTCTGATAATGCTTTTCCATCATCCTTGTTTCCGATATGATGATCAAATCTAAATGATGATTCAATAAATTTGATTGTATTATTTATTAATTCCATGATGATTTATAAAATATCAATTGAAAAAATAAATATGTAATTTATAATGGAACAAAATGAGACTACTAATAGAAAATATCCTAAAAGTACTAGAAAATTTCAATGCCTAGGACCTTGTTATCAACCAGGAACCAAGGTGATTCATCCTACATATTTGGATATAGTAACTGATACAGCAAAACCATTTTGTCCTGTCAAGGAATGGGAATATGTTGATGAAACAACAGGAAAAAAAAGGGAATTGTCAACTGATACATGTTTTAATCCAACTAAAAATACAAATTTGTCAAATAGTGAATTAGAATTAAATATTTTAATTCCATATATTGACTTTGACTGTGAATACTTTCTAAAGATTTATTACAATATATTTTCATTTGAAGATAGTATTGATTGGTGTGACAAAAATCAACAGTCTCCAATTGATACACAGATCAGAATTATGAAAAGTTCTCTCAATGCTTTTGGAAAACATATTGATATTGTTGATCACCGATTTATTGATTTTTTTGTCATGATGCTTAAAAAAAAATTTATGTCTGAAATATATGATGCTTTGTATGATTATATAAATGTGAATGTATCTAAGAGTGAAAAAATTATTTCAATAACTCATCCTTCATCAAATACTCTCAAAAAAACTGATCACTATCTTGAAAGGATGAATTATATTATTAAAATGTTTGTCAATGAAGACTATTTACACAAATTTATTATGAGATACTTTATGAATAGAAAAAGTGGATGGGAAAATATCAGTAATCATATTGTCAATATGGTTAATGATTTTAATGATTATATTATTAATAAAATAAGAATAACACTAAAGTCTTAATAAATAAAAATCACTCATTGTCAATAGTCAAATTTGTGTGAAACTCTCCAGTAACATTCAGAGTTGCCTTTCTGTCACATGTTACATCAATTGTACCACCTGTACCAGTCATACCAATATTCATACTCCCTCCACGCAGTGTGATCTTTGGTACAATCATCTGTGATAGCTCAGTAGTGGGTGATGATACAGGTGCTGCAATAGGTGCTGCAATGGGTGCTGTAATGGGTGCTGCAATAGGTGCTGCAATAGGTGCTGCAATAGGTGCTGCAATGGGTGCTGCAATAGGTGCTGCAATGGGTGCTGCAATAGGTGCTGCAATGGGTGCTGCAATAGGTGCTGCAATAGGTGCTGCAATGGGTGCTGCAATAGGTGCTGCAATGGGTGCTGCAATAGGTGCTGCAATA